GTCTATTATTTGTGCGTTCGCATTTGCCGTACTAACTATATCCTGAACTGCACTTGTATCAACTTTGGGTTGATGTGTTACATATGTTTGCCCTAGTACAACTACCGCATTACTATTGATACTGTTTGTGTCTTTAATCGGAGTACCTGTCTTATCTCCAAATGCATCATGGTATGTGTGTACTACTACACCTAATGTACTGCCCGCTATACGCTTGCCTAACGCACTGTTAGGGTCAACAGTATATGTAACTTTGTTAGGTGTAAACTGTAAGCCCGCTTGTGAACTTGTTACGGGTTTACGTGGAGTATACAGTAAATCTCCGTATACATATCCTTTCATGTCAGTGGGTGTGTTAGCTTCTAGTATTTCAAACACTCCTGCCATTTCTCCAGCAAAGTCTTTACGCCAGTCTTCGCCTTTACCTGTATTCATAATAAAATCTTGTAGTTGTCCACTACTGGTTGTTTTTTGCCTGCCCCAACCATTTTTACCAGTCATTACAAAAGTACCGTCTGGTTCTCTTCCCCAAAATATAGTTGGATTACCGTCCCACTTGATACTAACGTCTTTTGAATCTTGTCCTAGTCGTGTTAGTATCTCTGCGGCTTTTAACGCACCTCTGCTACCTTCAAATGTAACTAGGTCTTCTAAGTGATTGTACTCTCTACCTTTACTAGTAGCTTCAGTTAGAAATTGATTTGCTCTCATTACTCAAGCTCTTTCCAATTTGGATCACTACGCAAATCTGCTAGCAATGCATCACCTTTTTCTTTACCCAATGCCGCTACAATAGCTTCGACACTGCCTATATCTTTTCCTGAGGCATTAGGGCCTAATAATGTTTTTGCTATCTCGTCGATATTACTAGATATTAAATCAGCTTTCTTACCATTTGCATCTCTGCTAAACAATCCTTGGTAAGGTGACCATAACATGTTTTGGTCCTTTGCTAATTTAGCAAGTGTAATCATTTTGTTTACACCTTTAAATTTGCTACCTTGTGGAATACTGTGAGTATGAAACTTTGCCGCATTCTCTGCATTAGGTACAACCATAATATCTATTTGGTGTGTTTGCCCACCATCGGGTACTTCAACATGTACACTAGTACCACTTTGCCCTGTATTAAATCCTGCTAAGTCAAATACTTGTCTTAGCTTTTTTCTAATAACTGGATCTTTTTGATCTTCCATATTAAAGTGTTGCTTTAGTTGATCAATATCAACTATCATATCTAAGTCACCGCTTACTTTTCCTTTGGTAGGTGTTGCACCACTGCCAATAGGAATAGCTTTGCTTCCTGTTTTAGCAAGCACACTATTGATTGCTTTCATTAGTGCTGGTATCTTAGCGTGATCAAAGCTCACACTATCTGGAAAGATATTGCCGCCTTCTTTAACAGGTGATCTCAAACTATCTCCTATGATTCGTTTAAGTCGGCTACCTCGTTTTTTACGTTTCTTAGTCCCGCCTAGTATGTCTGCTATCTTCATTTACTTTTCCAATACCTCGAGCGAACTTCTTAGGATCTCTAGTCCTAATACTGTTTATTAATCTTTTGTTTAAGTCTGCCGCAGTTTCAACATCAAAACTTTCGTTTATCAAGTTTATTAAATTAATAGCTGTTACTATTACCTGTGTGGCATTTGACTCAACAATCTGCTTAGTGTCACGTTTGGGTGACATTGCATTTATTTCTTCCAAAATTGATCTAGTTTTACGCTTCATCTTAGTAGTATTTAGTAAATATCATTGCTGGAGCATTGGTGACTAGCACTTATGGCGATTGCAGAGTAATTGGTTCTCAACATAGGATCCATTTAACAATAAGAGCAAAATCATCAATGGCATGCAAGCACAAAACACAGGCTCAACTAGGCTCATATTAATGACTCAACTTAAAATTAGTGTTTGTAGTTCAGAATCATATTTAGATAAAAGATAAGGTACACTGCACCTTTGCTTCAGCTCAAATTATATTCAAAGTTTTGACACGTGTCAGACTTACTAACAAGAGTTGCACCATTTCTGATATGAAACTTTTTTGCCATTTCTGTAAGTGGGCTTAATGTAACCAGTTTTTCCACATCTTTTTTTGCTTTCATTAATGCTAACAATTCATTTACAATGGTTCTCCCTGCACCTTTTTTATGGCTCCACACAGTATATGCTACTGCAATAGATCCGCTATCATCTTTATATTTTTCTAGTTCTTCTTCTGTTATTGGTATTTGAGTACAATAACATATGCAAATTACAGCCGACATATCGTCTAATACATAAATTTGCTTCCCCACACTTGTTTTTTCAATATGTGGTCGTACTGGATCACCAGAAAGTATACCCAGTTCATTCATACTAATTAATCTAATCACTACTCACTCTTTCTTAACAAACTTTTGAGTCTGTCAGTTGCATCGACTTGCGGATTTGCATTCATGTTATTTTCAGCTACATTTTCACCTGCAGGTGCTACAGTACTTTTAGTTTTAAGTTTCTGATATATACTGGTTACTCCGCCGTCATCTTGTTGTTCATCTTCTTCTAAGTCTTCAATACGCAAACTATCCATATTGAACTTTAGATCCAATTTACTTCCAACACCACTGCTACTACGTGTTTTCATAAACTGAATTTGTACACGACCACGTTCACGCATTGCTCTACTACTAAAAATACCAATCAAGTTATCAGCGGTATTAATTTTACTAATACCTCCTGCAATATGACTGTGGTCAAATTCTATTTCATCAACTGCACTTCTGTTCAACTGCGAAGCAGTAACAAACAGTATACCCAGTTCAGTTGCTAAGTTTCTAAGTTCTTCACTAACAAATTTGTCTTTAATAAATTGATCACTTGGATTAACTTTAACAGTAATTGGCATCATAAGATCCAAGTAGTCAACTAATAGTGCATCAACATGTATGTTATTTTGTATCTGATATTCTCTCAAATAAGCCTTGATGTCATTAATAGTACTACCATTCTTCATTTGTATTACTTGTAGTCTACCTGCTTTCTTACTAGCCATCTTAACACGTAATTCAACATCACTGCTATTCTTCATTACATCTTTGGTGCTCATACCTGTAAGCATTGCATCCAATCGCATAGCACACAATTCTTCACTAAGTTCTAAACTGATGTACACTACGTTCTTGCCTTGCAAACTCCAGTTCAATGCCAAGTTCTGCATAAACAAACTCTTACCACTACCACTGCCGCCTGCAAAGATGTTTAGTTCTCCAGGATTAAATCCACCATATAGTACTCTGTCAAATGTTTCCCAACCAGTTGTATTTTGACCTCTGTTGTCTTTGATACTTTGTATACGCCCTGCTGGATCTTCCCAATAGTCTGTACCAAAGTTTTTAGCAAGTCCTATTTCTGTTGCCGCTTTGATAATGCCTTCTACTGTGCCATACTCTTTGTTTTCAAGTTTATCAGCACTTTTAAGTATTGCCGCTTCTAGTGCTTTGTGTCTACAAAACTGTTCAAAGTTATCCATAAACCAGTTTTTGTGTTCTGTTGTTAATTTGTCACTTACGTCTTGTACGTCAATACCACTAACTGCTTTCACCTGCTCCAACATGGGAACATCATGATATTCATCAGCATGTTTTTTCACAAAGTCCACAGTGTCTCTGAACTGTCTATCAAAGTAACTGCTTTCTAAGATAGCATTACAACGCACAAAAAGATCCTTGTCAGCCAACAAGAATTCTAAGTAAAGTCTCTGTAAATCTGTGCTATAATCTTCGCTCATAATATTCCTTTATTATATTACCTACATCTAGTTTTTGCAAGTATTTTTATTTTAGTACTGCTAGTTTCTATACTGTTTAATATGCTAGACACTGTAAACAATCTACCATAACGCATAACAGCATCATTTGCATCTTTTATATCTGGTTCCCATTCAGGGAACGCAACACTCCAACCACGTTTGATAGCCTTATCAATTGTATCCAATCCTGCTTTGTCAAAGTCAGGTAACAGTACAATGTCTTTACCTAACTCTTCAATAATAGTACATTGTGTGTCGCTTGGACTATTACCAGCTAGTGCAACACCGCCTACTTGTATTGCATCTAATTGTCCTTCTGTAACTATAATTATGTCATGTTGTTTTTGTGCATCTAAATTAAACACAAAATCTTTTTGTTGTTGCAAGTAGTACTTGGGCATTGCTTCGGGTCTATTATCAGGACACCATCTTGCAGTATAACCAACTATCTTATTTTTATATCTAAATGGAAGTATCACTCTGCTAGCAAAATGCATATGTGGTGACCAATACCAATCTTTATAAAAGTCTAAGCCACGTTTCATCAAATATGTACATGCCAACGCCAACTTATCTAGTTGTTTCTTATCTAGTTTATCTGTTGGGTAACTACCAATTTGATAACTCTCAGGCGGTAGCTGTTTTTCTTCCCAATCTATTTTTAATTTTTCAACACGTTCCTTGGGTATATATTGTCCAGCTATATCATTAGACTCAGCTTCTTTTAACAATTCAAAGTTTACTCGTTGTATATCACTTTCGTCTGTTCCAAATTGCTTTAGTAAGTCTGCTAGTTTACCGCTAATACGTCTGCTATCACTCCAACCTGTTTTAAATCCGCAGTTAAAACAATTGTACTGAAAGCTGTCGTCATGAAACATTATGCCTCCTCGTTTACGTTTATCTGGACTATGTCCACGAGTATGGCACATTGGACAGTTGCCACTAACCCACCCACTAGGAGTTTGCTTCCAGCCACTAGGCATTTGCTGACGAATAAAGTCCAATACTATCATGTTTTAATATTAGCTTCTATATACAACTTTGTCAAGTGTTCCGGTGTTTCCGGAGTCAGGGGTATGTACTAATCTAACATAAGTGTACATGCCTATAAATGTATGGTAATCGACTACTGTACTGCCACTTACTGTATAGCTTTGTCCAGTAATATCAAAAAAGTCTCCACTTAGTGGTTGTAAAACAATTGCACCTTGCATCTTATAAGTGCCTGTATAGTTTGTTAAATGTACTTGCACAGTATTCAATCCACTCTTACTATTGTTTACTGCTGGGCCAGCCATTTTTCCACCAAAGTTATCATTACCACCACTATTAGTGAATACACTTACAGTTTCGCTAGGTCTAAGTTGAGGAACGGCGCCATCTTTTACTTCTAAGACAAAAGTAATTCTTGAATTTTGATCACTTGTTCCGCCATAGTTTCCAGCCACATCTGTAACTGTATAAGTAATTATAAGATCATATAACTTAGCATCAAGTGCCTGAGTTTCACCGTGATCTAACTTGAGTACAAGTTGTCCCTTCTGATAATCTGTTGGGACCAGTATTTTGGTAAGCACACTAGCTTTTGATGTGTTGTCAATTACTGTAGCAGTATAAGTTTTATTATGTAAAGATTGAGGCTTTCGATCAGTATCTTTAACAAAAAAATCAAATTCTACATTGAGTCCCTTGTAAGCAATCAAAGGTTTATGATTGTCCGGTCCGTAGTACGTTGTACCACGTCTTGTTGGTATAAGAGCTTCAGCTCTTTGGTTATATTGATATATTGTTCCTTGATACATATGATTAATCCTTACTACTATTTATTTGGATAAGTAAAAACAATGAACATGGTTCCCAAAAAATATCAAGATTTATTAGATCAGTTCCCATTCTTAACATTGGTTAAGTATGGAGGCAATGAATACGTTGGTATAATTCAAAACAAAGATAACAATCTTGTAAGTATGTATAATTATGAACATATAAAAGATATTGAACAAAGAAAAGAATTTTTAACACTCGGCGAGGAATGGTGGTGGGGTACGAATAGAATGATACCTATTAATATTATTTTTAAAAAATCATTTGAACAGTACAAACATTCACTCATTACCTTTAGCATTAAGGATTTTGAGATCCTACACGGTCCTTGTATAAGTTTGAGTAACATTATACAAAAACGTGTAAAAAGAAGAAATATTCAACTTGTTAGAAAACTAAGTTAATATCCCAATTGTTCACATATTAAGTTCATATGAACAACAACTGCAACTGCATAACTTACTGCATGTGCTTTTTTAAAGTAATAGGCTTTATTATCTCTTATTGGTTTTACCCATACTTCTTTCATTATCGTTTGCCACCCTTTGTCTTGTAGATGGCGTTTTGCCGGTCGTATTATCGCTAGTGTCGCGGCCAAATGCTCTACCGATGTAGGTTTCAATTGTTTTAATAGTTTGTCGTGCCCGCTTAGATGAAACACTTTGTCGACGAAGTCTTTGTGCTCCAGTAGTTCCCATATTGGTTCCTTTTCCATTAATTGTTTTAGATGATCGTCATCTTTTACATCTTTATATATACTTAAATTTAACAAATCTAATTTGAAAAATCCCATACTATCAGCATCTGTATGTTCTACAGTGCATATACTCGTAAATGGATTGCTGGGTACTCTATGAAAATAAACACCAGTATTGTGTTTGCGTTCTTTAAGCCTAGCTGGTACATGTTTAAAAAGTTTTAGTGCTTGTGTTCTGTCTGCGAAATCTATATCAATATCAGGCAATGCCATCTATCATCTCTCCTATAAAATGTGCATCATGCGGATTCATTTGTCTTTTCTTGCCCCAATAATCAGCATCAATACAATTAGCAATTCTAGTCATACACTCAGCTGGCATTGTTTCTAATGCTGTTTGTGCTCTATCACTACTAATGATTAGCCACGGTGATATCTTGCCCATTTCAACCCAATCAGCTATTAGGTATCCATTTGCACTTTCCCAAAATGTATCAAAGTATTCTGTTGCACTTGCATGTTCTACAAAACGTTCTAATGCACGTTCGACACTTTCACGTTTACAATGATCCTGCACAAACAACAAATACATCTTGTCAGTGGGCCAATCTTTTAGTTTGGCTTTGTTCTTAATAAGCCAACGTGTAAACTGCTCTTGGTCAATTACTTTGGTATTCAAACAGTATGCACCAAACTTTACAAAAGCTGTATAGTATTGACTGTCCACAAAATCTTTATATTCTTTAGGTTTGCTTTGCATTTCAATTCTATAAAACAAATCATAACTACTAAATCCAACCAAGACATCTTGACTGTCTTTATTCTGCCAACGTCTTTTCTTTTCACAACTGTGGGCTAGTAGAGTGCTTTCTTTTTGAAAACTTTTCTTACAATATTCACATTTGTACGTGCCTACTTTCACACCAATATTTCCAATCTGGGTTACTAGTTCTTCTGCTGTGGTCATTTTTTAAACAGCTCTTTGATTTGTTTTTTATCCATGCCCATCTCTTCAGCTAAGTCTTTGAAGTGTTGAGTATCATTTGTACTTACCAACAAATCAAGTTCATCGTCATTATATATCGGATACAGTTCCTGTAACCATTTTTTAAGTTTTCCTGCTTTACCTTTACGTTGCTTACTTGGCGGTATCCAAGGATGAAACTGATTCACACCCAACCCAACACACTGTAACAACTTATGTTGCAGTTGAGGTTCACGTCTTAAGATGTTATAGTGCTTGTTTACCAATTCATTTGTTAATGCAAGATAGTGATATTCAATGTCTGCATTTTTAGTCTGCACTGCACTGGTGTAACGCATTAATATAAAGATGCCAACTTTCTTTTGTTCTTCTTCAGTTAAGCTATCCCACCAACCTCTATCACGTTGGTCGATTGCTCGCATCTCTTCTTTTATACTTAGTTTTTCTACCAAAATCCTAATACCCTTCCGTTACCTACTATTATAAAGCCACATGTACAAATATGCAAGATAATCCAGAAGGTTCTGAACCATAATGCTTTGTGAACATCATCTTGTGTAATAGGTAAAAACTCCGGCTTATCTTCGTCGTTTATACCCACTGGCATACCAACAGTTCTACTCCATAATTTTAACCAACGTCTTTGTCCGCTCATTCTACATAATCTTCAATACATACAAACCCAACTCCTGGGTCTGATAACTGTTTGTGTTCCACTGCATTTGCATAGCATGATTCATGGCTGTAATAATAGTCTAATGCTGTACCTTCAACTACTCCGCTTGCACTAATATATACTGCCACTAATATAAATCCAACTACCATAAATCCTCCGTACTTAATACATCAGGTATTTTATTTGTATCTTTTACAAAGTATGCACATGGGCTATCTTTTTTTGAACTTAACGGAACAGCCAAAATGTGACCAAATTTTAATTTAGGAAAATACCATTTTACTTCTTGATAAATGTTAACTATTTCTATTGGTGAAAAACTTGGAAGGAAACCAGTAATAGGATTGAATACAAATGCTTTAAAGCCTCTGTCATTTAAACTTGTTACTGGTAATACTTCTGGATCTCCTACCATAGGATCACATACAATTAAACTCCAATCTAATGGAATTTTAACATGGGTGTTACCAACTTGTAGTACAGCCGCTGGACTATTAAAACTTTCTAAGAACACCAGCGGGACAAAAATATAGTCAGCTTCCTTAGGATTACTGTAATCTAAGACACAATATCGTATATCTTCTATTTCTTCAGGAACAAAATCTAAGTCATATGTTTCGTTCTCTACTGTTAATATTTTTGTCATTTATAATCTACCTTTTCTATGTGAAAGGGATACTTGGCTTCTCGATAAAATTTCTTTCGCTCAGTCAAATGTCTCTTACTAAATTTTGCACTACTGGTTATATCCCATATTTGTACATGATCTTTGTCTTGTGCTTTACGTATACCTCTACCTATACTCTGTATAACCCTAACAAAGCTCTTACCTGGCTCTACAAGTACAAGATTAAAAATTCTAGGAATGTTAATACCCACAGCCGCAACGCCATAAGTTGCTACGATAATCTTATTATTAACTTCGCTAATTTCATCGTATTCGTCTTTTCTTGCTTTGCTTTTCATCGATCCACTAACAAATACTGTTTCTTCTCCTAGTCGTTCTACTAGTCCTTCTCCAGCTTTGATGCGGTCTACTAGAACAAGTGTATTACCTGCTAATGACATTTTCTGTATCATCTCAGCCATATAATCTAATCTATTTTTATTGGTAGTTAAGTATGTTAATTCACTTTGGTAATCACCGTATGTAACTGTATCTTGTAACTGTAGCACATTAACATCACAGTTAGCCAGTACACCCATATCTTGTAGTTCATGAGCACTTAAACTGTTTACTACTTCTCCTAAACTAACTTCTAAACTTAATTTTTCAAAGTCTGCTTTGGGTATTGTACCTGTTAGTCCCCAACGAATTGGAATACGACTAAATGCACCAGTTAGCAGTTTCTTTAATACGTCTGCTTTAGCTTGGTGTACTTCATCTACCATAACACATACAACACCCTCTGCAAAATTGTGTAACCCGTTATCGCTCAGTCCGTCTCTGAATCTTTTTTCCAAAACATTTAAACTCTGCCAAGTACATATGGTATGAGTTCTCCCCAACTCTTTTCTGTCACCGAAATAGACTCCTACATCAAGTCCCAAGTTTATATAATCAGCTTCGGTTTGCGTTACCAAATCCTTATTGGGTACTATGACTATCGTTCGACCATAGGGTTCACACTTGTAACTCAGTGCCGCAGTAATAAGTGTTTTACCAGCACCAGTAGCGATCTCTTGTAAACAGTGTGGAGTTTGCAAGAATTGATTAATAACTGAGACCTGATAATCACGCAAGACAATTGGTTCTCCTTCGGCTGGATGTTTTCGGGGCCAGGCTCGGTCAGAGAACAAAGCCTCAGTTACTAAATCAAATTGAAAACTATGTGGTTCTCTCTCGTCCTCTATATCAATTGCATATCCTTCTTCTTCGAGTACGGGGAGGATCAAAGGCAGACAATTTACAAATGTCATGCCACCCATGGTAAAATACCCTACACAGCCATCCCATCTTCCTAGCTTATATGCCGGTACATGGAATGCATAAGGTAAAAAGAATTTAAGTTTCTTTTCTAATTTACGGCGAGTGGTTAATGCAAGTCCTTCGAACTTACAATTAACTTCATCTTTGAGAATCAGTTTTGTTTTCATATTTTAATTGTATGCTCTAAGTTGACTTTTGTCAATAGCTAGGTAAGCTCGCTTTTGCTTGAAGATTATTAGCATGATTTTCCATTCGTTGCAATTGTATTTTTAGTTCGCCAATCTCTTCTTTGAGCTTTTCAATCTCTCTGTCTTTTGTTCTTAATTCTTCTAGTCCTCGATAACCGTACTCTGTATAGCCTTCTTGTATATTTCCAATGTATGATGAATGTATAAAACCTTCTGACAATGCTTTTCTCCCATTACATTATTACTTATAAAATAAGAGGACTAGTAAGAAATCTTACTAGCCCTCCGAGTGCCTAACTGGTGTGAGTGAGAGTGACGCAGACAGAGGAGTACACCAGTTAGTATCAGTAACCCAAGTGAGTTAGGTTACCAAATTTGTTAACCTCGTTTCATACAAGTGGACTCTGCATAACTCTTCCACTTTGAGGCATTCATCTTCTTAAGGTCGGCAATTTTGAGTACCATTCTCAAACTCATCTCCCTAAGTTTATTCTTGTTAGTATAGATGTAATCCATAAGTTCTTTCTGTTCTTCTTCACCGAACTTGTAAGTGTTTAACATACCGTCGGCTACAATTTGTTTACATCTTAAAAACTTGTCTCGCATTGTATCCAATGTAAGATCCAAATAGTGACATCTGGACATAATCGCATCCAGGTGATCTTTTAGTTTACCTCGTGTTCTTTCGAACTTTACGTTGGTAATAAAAATGATCGAACCTTTAAACTCGAACTGATCCGGAACACCATTGTTAGCAAGTGCTCTACTTTCTGAACGCCAGCTTAGTGTTCGCTTAGGGCTACTATCAAGTGCCGCTTTAAGCAAGTTCAAACTTAGTTCATCATACAGTACACTATCACAATCATCCAACACTAGCACACTACCATCAGCACTGTAATCATATAGCAACTGGTAAAGTCCGATAGGTGTCGCCGCACCCTTCTCAACTCCAAAACGTCTCAAACTATCCTGGCTCAACTTCTTCATAATGCCAGCTTCTTTGAGTACCTTCTCAACTCCAAATGATTTACCAACACCTGGAGGTCCAGTAACTACCATACCGCGGACGACCCCATCACATGCCGCATAAGTCATGTCTTCTAGGATCTCAAATCGCTCCCGCAACCTATCGATGATCTGCTCATCTGTTTCTGGCTCGGCGGCTTCACCAGCAACAACATTCTCACCGTCTTCGAGATAGTCAAATTCACTTTTGTCAACTACCTTTACACGAATGGATCGGTCCGGGAAACCAGGCACTGCACTACCATCAACTGTAATAAAGTTACCTGTTTTACCTTGTTTGTAATCTTTAATTAAAGGAAATACTACATCCTTTACATTAATATTTCTATATGTACCATTAGCGATACGAACTTGTTTTTCTGTTGTCTGCATTAGTTTCTCACTCCTATTTTAACAACTTATATATACATAATAACATCTTTTACAGGTATGTCAACCTTTTTATTGCTCTATTTTTACATAATTAAACACAGTTTCTTTACACTGACTGAATTTACTTACGTCATGTGTTTTAACTTTACCCGTGAGCATTACGTTTTTACCTTCTAATATTCCAGCAATGTCGGGTTCTCTATTAAAGAAGAACTTAACGATATTGCCATCACCATTTATACAAGTAACTAGATGGATATTAAATTTAGCAATAAACTTTACATCTTTAACGTCGACTGCAAATTTTAATCTCTCGCCTACTTTTCCAACAAACTCGCTTGTTTTTCGATTATCATCAAAAAAGTCGTTTAAGCCTTGACGTTTTTGTAGTACACGAAAACTATTAGGTAAACTTGCTATAACTGCAACTCCAAAATTATCAGTGGTTTCATTACCTATTGCATTTAGTACACTTTGTTCAAAGTCATTTAGTGTACCCATAAGTTTTTTCGTAACTAATTCATTGTGGAATTCACCGGTAATCTTTTCTGCTTCTTTTTTAGATTGTTCACTGATTGTGATATCCTTGGCAGTGTCTAAACCCTGTACAAAGTTTAAGATACAAGTTTTATTGTCATCTACTCGGATTTGATTCTCTTGGTCATAATATCCAAACCCACTTTTAATAAAACCTTGTTGTTTATCAACTTCGATAGCAAGTTCTAAAACTTGACGTGAATTATATTGTGGTTTCTGTCTAGCCATTGTGTACCTCTTTTTTAACTCTATGTATTGACTATAACACCATGATGTCTTGATGTCAACCTAAAAATGCAATAAAACATAAACTAAAAATAATAAACCAACAAATATAATTTATTATTTTCCATGTTCCGTCTATTAGGTTAAAAAACCAATGTTGCTTTGGTTGTGTTTGAGGAGGGTAACTGTAGAGGAAATGATTCATCAAATCCTCTTCAGCTTCTTTTATTGTTATTTCGTCAGTTTGTTGCATACTAAACTCTTACCAGTTGGAGTATCGATAGTTATAGCTGGCAACGTTGGATTGACTTCTCTACATTCAATC